TTGATTTAGTATAATTGGGCCTAATCCGTCTGCGGTGATGCCTGTGCCAGCCGCAGTGCCGTCAGTTTCAACTGACACGACTGAAGCCCATATGTTTGCAGCAGAGCCGGCTACTGTAGCAGTACCTGGCATTAATTTATTATAATTATTAGTATCAAAATAATATCCAGCTGGCGCACAAAATTTTATTAGGGCGCCTGGTTGGAAATATTTTAATTCAGTTGATGTGGACCCACCTACTTTATAAATTGCAGAATCTAATACTGATCCAACATATCCGCTAGAGCTAGTAGTATCTGATGTTTTATTGTACCAAACAACATTTAAACTCAGCGTAACATAGCTGATAAAATTAGAATAATAAAAATTCTTTAATTCTTGTTTTCTAAGAACTTCATAAACATTGTTGTATATAACACCTTCAATGTCTGATTTACTCACATATGAAAATTTAAAAGAAGAAGTGTATGTTTCTTTGTATAGTAACCCGTCATCAGCAAACAAATTTGTTGAACTATACTTTCCAGTCGGGTCAATTAAATCAAAATAACGACTAATGCCACTACTTGTCCTGTTAACTGATTTAACTTTTAAAACTTTTTGACTTGTAAACAAGGGACTAATATTATAGTCTTCTCCGGTAATCATACGATTTTGTGTATAGTATGTTTGTGGAGCATTTTGTTTAATGCTGTCGTTTGTTTCAGCAGTATCAGCATTAGACACTGAACTTGCTAAAGACAGTGTAATAGACAATGTTTCTAATTGCCCTTGCGCTGAAGTATAAGGAATACTGATGGCAACATTTCGAATATCAGTAGTATTAATATTATATGAAAGTCCGTTGCTAACACGATAATAAGTTCTAAATGTTCCTAAAGGTAAATTACCAAAAGTACCATCACTAAACTGCAAGCTGATTGCATCATTAGTGCGTGTAAGAACATTAAAAATATTTCTAATACTTTTATTTAAACTGTTGTAAATTATGTTATTGCCTTCGAAGCTTGGAACTTTTGTCCACTCGTCAACTTCTAATCCGTTTTTATCTAACCTATACAACCATACGTCAGTATTATTAATACCTTGACTATCAACATCAACAGATTCGTTTGTACTTGGCTGGCTGATTGTAAAAACTCCTTGATTCAAGGAACCTTGTGTAAAGTTTAAAAAGAAACCGGACCCGGCGCTGGCAGCGCCTCGGCCGTCATCTCTGTAAATACAAGCAACTTTGTTACCAATTTTTGGAGATTCTTCGTAAACATAACTTTGATTTTTAAAAGTAGTACTAGTAATTTCAAAAGTCATCTGGCGTCCTGCAATTGATTTAGAAAATGCATATACCGGAATATCATTATTAACAGCTTCAAATCTATACTGTTCTGTTGGTATCCCATATATTGTATTCTTATCACTAGGGCTACCAAATTGTTGAGTAGTACTCATTGCAGAGTTGATAACTTTAATAAACTGATCATACCAGTTGGCATTACTAGGATCATTCCAGGTGATAACTTGCCCGGCTAAGTTTCTGCCATTACTATCAATAACACTTTGCGTTGTTGCTATCGTGGAAAATTTTAATAGGCCCTTGGCCGCAAGATTACGTTTGGCATTATAGCTGATTAATCGTGCTAGGCGCAGTACGCTTTCACGACGTTCTGCTAGTTCTAAAAAGTTTTCACGAGCATTTAAGTCAACACGGAAAGCTATGCTTTGGCCCAAGAACGCAATAAGATCAATTAGGGCAAGGTATTCGCTAGACTCAATATAATCGTTAAAATCTTCAGGATAATTTTGACGGATATAGTCGATCATTGTTCGGCGTAAATTCTCAAAGTCATAGCTTTGAAAGTCAGCATTTCGGAATGATTGATATACTTTTTTCCAGTCTTCGGCGACTAGTAATCTATTTTGTCTGTCAATTGCGCTCATAATTTATCCTGTATCTTATATTTATTGAATAAAATTAACTGCTAAGTTTATTGAGCTAGCAAGCCGTTAGCTTGATCGAACTTTAATTTCATGCTTTGACTTACGTTATACGGTAAGTATGTCAGCAAACATTCTATCTGTATGCCTGATTCATAAGCGGTGACTGTAACTTTATCAGCTTTTATTCTAGGATCGTAGTTGATAATTTGATTTACATTTTGTAAGATTAAATTCTTAATTTGTTCTGTCAGCGGTTCAAATAATAAATCCCATATAATTGTGCCAAAAGTAGGATTCATTAGGCGTTCGCCCTGACGAACATAAAAATGATTAATTAGATCTTGTTTGATCAAGTCTAGGTCATAAAGACTAAAATTCTCTGTGTCTAAACTAACAGTGCTAAACCCTTTGTACATCTTAGGGCTAACTTCTCTGTTATTGTTAGTTGCACTTGGTAGTGTTATTTTGTCATATAGTTTTGCATTTGAGCTCATTAATCTGCTCCTTTAATTTTTTGGAATGTATCAGTAACCGTAGTGTATTCCTTCCACGCGGTTGGGGCTGTAATGTTTGAACCTATTTCTCTATCTGTCATCGCTGGTTTAAAGTCTGTAGGATTTAAATTTTCATGATGCGGCCAAGGTTCGTGGCTTGGAATACGTAACATAATACTGTCAATTGTCGATGCTGTTTCGTTAGGATTAGCAAAAGTAGATAACGACTCTGGAGCTGTTGCTGCTTGTCCAGCAAAATTCCCAGAATTTAGATGAATGTTTCCGCCGTCAATATTAGTATTACTTGCTTTAACTTCAAAATCTCCGCCTGCTGTTATAGTGTGGCCTTCGCCTGTTGAAATAGTAGTAACACCGTCGACTGTTTCGTCATGGTTTCCAGCAACTTTAATAAAATTATTTGCATCAACAATTAAAATCTTATCAGTACCAACTTCTGTTTGATGACGCTCTGCAACTTTTAAATTAAAATTTCTACCTGCTTCAAAATTAATATCTCGATCAGCATAAAAATTTAAATCTTGTTTGGTATGTAGACTAACACTATCCTCGGCGTAGATATCGATCTTACCGTCACTGGTTAATTCTATCCAAGCAGTTCCTTTAGCATTTCCAATGTAAATTAAATCTTCGCTGTTGTGTAATAAGATTTGATGTCCGGTTCTAGTACGAATTCTAAATAGCTCATTGTGTGGGATAGTTACATTGCCGGTTGGAGCGGAGCCGGATGGCAGTTGTTCAAGGGCTTCATAATCAGGCGGCCCTTCGTTAGCTGATTTTTTTCGGATAAACTTGTCGTCGCCGTCATCCATAACTAGCGTTGTTCCGCCTAAACGACTAACAGGAGCATTAGGTATTTCCCATTCTTTTTTACCTATTGTGCCTCGTTGTGAGCCTGAACGTTTATCTAACGGGCCGGGTGTGCTAATACCAAATACCATACTAGGAGTATCGCGCCGGGCGCTAGAAGTGGTGATTCCTCTAATGTCATCTTCAAGTAATCCTTGTTGTTCTAATGCATCAGCTAAAGGATGTCGTGATTTTTTGACTTTTTCAGGATCTGTAACTACTACAGATTCACTATCAATTGCTTTTTTATTATACTCAGCAACTGGCATTCTTTTTGTTTCATCTACCACTTGGCTAGAGGCGGCAAGACCAGGCACCATAAAATTCATATTTTCATCAGGTACACATCCTATCCAGTAACCGTACTTAGGATTTCCATCAATAAAAATAATCATAACGGTTGATCCAACATCCGGCGGAATTGCCCACCAACCGTAACTTTTCTGTGTTCCATTATAATTATTAGTTTCTGAATTGTGTGCAATGCTAGTAACTCCGTAAAACGGACTCATATAACTAACCGCATGTATTGATCCAGTTCCATTACTGCCGCCGGCAGGTCGCAAAATTTCAACTTCTAACGTTCCCATGTAAGTAGGATCTAAATGACTAATAACTCTGGCTAGATACGGGCCAGGTCGACTAATAGATTCGTCGTTTGATATAAAATTAACATCATTATTACTCATTATTCTTTGTCTCCGTCTTTATTAGCAGTATCTACTTTTTGGTTGCCTGTAGAGATTGTTTGATTTGGTGTTCCTTCTTTTGGATTTTCTTGTTGTGGTCTACGTTGTCCCACTAATGTTTGTTTAAATTGTCCGCCTCGGAAACTACTTGTAATATTAGTAACATTATATAATCCACTATATGCAATAACAGGAGATGTTTTGCTAGAACCGCCAAAATTATACAGTCCAGTTGTTTGATTAATATCTATAGGTGTTCTAAAATTGACAAGGATATCAACTTGTCCGTTTTGCCAATTAATACTCCCGTCTAAGTTTAAATTCTTATATTGTGTTGCTTGTGCTGTATAATTTCCCATACCGCTTTGTACTATATAGTATGGATCTCCTATGATTTCTAGGTTTAAATCAAACATCTCTTGAGAGTTTGTTACAGCATCCATGAACAATCTTGCTGCGCGATGGCCGGGAGTTTCTTTGCCACCGCCGCCTTTTCTGTCCGAACTCGTACTAGTAGCAGAATAATTTACTGTTGTAGGCATTACGCCCAGAACAGTAGAAGGTTCGTTTCCTTTGGGCAACGGATTTCCAGAAACTACTGGTGCGGGATCATTGCTGCCAGATGCGGCTGTTTTTACATCTTGTGATTTTTCCGGTTTATCGGTACCCATAATAGCACCAAAACCAGCTTTAAGCCTAATATCAAATTTAAGAACATCAACATTTTTTCCAGTATAGATATAGTTGTAGTGTTTGACTGCTTGAAGTTTTAAATTTGCATAGCCTGGTGTTTTGGTATTAGGGGCAGCAACAGCGCTGGCATGAGCCTCGTAGGGAACTACTCGATAGACATAAATGTATGGCACTTGTCCTGTTGCAGTTTGTACTGGACCGTTAGGATATTTTTGTACATCTATTCTCCACCAGTTCCTAAATCCTTCTTTAGTTAAATTGCTAGTGTCTAATGTTTCAGTGACAAATTTACTACTCAAGATTACTTGATTAATTGCATTAGGAATACCAGTGTCTTGAGCAAATTTCATATCGGTTATTTTAACATCAACTGCATTATTTGCCCTAACAAAAATTGATTTTTGAGGATTATATACTACATTTTCTTTACCCACAGGAGTATCGGCTTTTCTAGAATCATTAAATCCTAGATCGGCTGCACCGATTGCATTAACTGTAACTGCTTGTTGGACTAACGTAGAATTTGTTGTACTTCTAGTTACTCCTAATTTTTTAAACAAATCTGTTGTTGTAGGAGCAGAAGGTGTAGTAGTTGCAGAACTTTTACTTTCAGTTTCTCCAGAAGATGCAGATGCTGAGGATGCAGTGTTTTGTGGAAATAGTATAACTACTTCGTCAGGTATTGTACCTTCGCCCGCGGCGCTAGCTTTATCTTTATTATGTTGATTAACAACATATTGCAAACTTTTTTCTCCAGTTTGCAAAATACGTTGAACCGTATCTCCAGTAATAGCTACATCGCTTTTAAAATTAGCGGCTTTATTAGATAATGCTCCTTGGTTGTAAGGCATACAAGTACAGTCGTAAACGGTGCCTGATTCCTTAACTTGCATACTAACATCACCAAAATTAAGAGCAATGTATCTTTTCGTTCCAGGTATACTAGACATTTGCCCTGTTTCTTTATTACCCCGGAATTCAATTGTAAGAATGTATGGGGCTTCTCTAAAATTTAGCCATCCTAATTTTTGAGCAACAGTTTGTAAAGAAATCATAAACATGCCCATGCTGTAAGGTTCGGTAATTTTAAAACTAATATTAGTAATGTTAGTAGTATTATTAGAATCCAACCCTATCATGCTTGTAAGTGATAAATCATCAATAAAAAAATCAAATTTTCCGTACGGTGTTTGAACTCGATTAGAAGGATCTGCATTTGCTGATTTACAAATCAATGTAACTGGTTTTCCTGCCATATAAGTAGAGTCTGGATTTGTAACTTCTTTTGCCGATAAACAACCTAAACCTATTATATAATCATATGAGGCATACGCAAATAAAGGATTAGCTAAAGGTAGCTTAACTCCAGGGATAGGTTTAAAAAAAGATCCAATAGACCCAAGTTTACCAGTTAAAGAATCAAAGGTACTACCTAAGCCAGACGCGAGTCCTGAACTAGATAACGTATTTTTTACAGTGTCAACTGCGTTAGTTGCTGCATTGAGAATGTCCATCTTATAATCCTAACACAGTAAACAAGCTGCTTTTTTTTGGTATGTAGATTTTCTTCCCAGGAGTGAAATCAAATACCGGATCTTGAAGAACATTTAAATTTCTCTGGATAAAAACCCACCATAGATTAGATTCTCCGTACAAGTCAAATGCTAATAAGTCTGGTCGGAATGCGTATTGTGACTCGATAGTATAATAAAAATCGTCAACTTCAGCACTAACAGGTCTAATTGCTAACACATCAAGATAATCTTGTGTAGTTTGTGTAAGATACCACGGGCTTGTATTTGTATAGTTTGACATATTAGATATATCCAAAAGAGTTGTTTAAGTAGCCGCCTTGAACAAACCTATCAAGGCTAAACTTACGTACACTATCTCTACTGTACATAGGTTGAAGAGTAATCTGAAATTCACTAGTTGTTGGAACATAACTTGTGCCTCCACTAACACTGCCGCCGATGCCAAACGTGCCCAGCAGTCCTGCAACTTGGCCAACGCCTCCGGCAATACTACTAACAGTACTAGTAATGCCGCCTAGGCTAGGAATCGCGCCGCCCAATGTATCAGCAAATCCTCCGATTGAATCAGTAACTCCTTCGAGTGCTCCTGCTGCACTACCAACAACATCTACACCAATGTAATCACATTCTTTGGCAAGCACCACTGACATCTTAGTAACTACAACTGGAACATTTTTAAAAACATAATTGCCGTAACCATTTAAAAACACAATAGGCGGCGGGTTGCCAGCTTTCGGATCAGATCCCGAGAACATTTTGGTTAAGCTACGTAAATAATGCACCATTGCAATCCAATACAATCCTTGATTTTGATCTTCTACTCTCATAGGTGCAGTTAAACTTATAGAACCCGGATCACTACTTTGAAATGCTTGGAACAAATAGTTAGTATGAATAGTAGGTATTTGAGTGTATTTTGCACCACTAGCAACTGTTATAGTTGGTGTATATGGAAACACACAACCGCCTGCATCTTTTAAAGGTTCTAATACAGGACTAGATCTAAAACTGGCCCACTTAGGGAGACTTAATCTGACTCGCCAATCATTTGCATTTGCATCGCCGCCAAACTCTGCAACTGCACCTAATAAATCGCCAATTGCCTCGCCTGCTGCTGGTAAATTTAAACTACGCATTGCGCTGCCAAAGTCGTCAGCACTGCCAAGGTTTGATATAGCTGAACCTAAGTTGCTTGCAACATTGATCGCATTGCCTGCTGCCCCAATTGCATTTGTAGCTGCGCCAATCGACGAAGCAAGGCCTGCGCCTGAATCAAATAAACTCATATTAATACCCTCTTTGGTTATATATTTATTTGACTTTATAAACTACATAGTTTATAATAGCATAACATAGGAACGTTCGCATGACAGTAAAAATAAATTATTTGAATAATAAGGATATGCTAGCGGAGATACACCGAAGTAAAAGCTCATATTGCAGTTTTACAGATTCAAAATATCACCAATATGACATTATTCTCCCTAGCTTAGAAAAGATTAACATTAGAACCGTTGCAGAAGCCAAGAGAGCACAGGCAAAACGGCTGGGACATGAGGACTACGAACGCAGAAAATCTGCAGGGGCAAAAGTTAAACAAGCTGACTGCGAAGTAGACTATAAGAAGATACAAAAGACAGATTTAGTCTTTAGAATCATGACGTTTGATCATATTCCGCTGAATAATACACGTAAGAAAAACCCCAAAAGTCTAGCAGATCATAGAGACAAGGTCAACTTTCCGCCGTTCCAGCACTGGAAGTTTGACGAAACTGATACATTGATATGTGTTGGAAAAAGTCATTGGAAGGGTGATTTAGCAACAGGATACTTTGATAAAGATGCTGGGCAAATTACTCCAACATTGGCCCGTATGATGATTAAATTGTGCGAGAGATATGCTACTCGTGGTAACGTTCGTGGCTACACATATAATGACGAGATGAAAGGGCAGGCTATTTTACAATTAGCGCAGATTGGGTTGCAATTTGACGAAAGCAAATCTGACAATCCATTTGCCTATTTCACTGCGGCTGTTACTAACAGTTTTGTTCGTGTTATTAACATAGAAAAACGCAATCAAAACATCCGCGATGATATATTAGAAATTAACGGAATGAATCCGTCTTATTCTCGCACCGGTGCTGGAGAACATGCAAGTGCCATGAAAAGATTTGATGAGACACAAGAATGACAAATTTGTTTAAGAAAGTAGCTTGTTTTACAGATATACACTTTGGATTAAAATCTAACAGCTCAGTACATAACCAAGACTGTGAAGATTTTGTAGATTGGTACATTGCTAAAGCAAAGGAGGAAGGATGTGATACAGGTATCTTTATGGGTGATTGGCATCATAATCGTAATAGCCTTAACATCACTACGATGGATTATAGTTTGCGGGCCTTGGAAAAACTGGGTAAGGCATTTGATAATTTTTACTTTTTTCCCGGCAATCATGATTTGTACTACAAAGATAAACGGGACATTCATTCAGTTGAATTTGGCAAGTATATTCCCGGTATTACTGTTGTACACGAGCCTACTACTATCGGCAATGTCACACTATGCCCTTGGCTTGTCGGAGAAGAGTGGAAGTCAGTAGGTAAGAAAGGTGGCAAGTACATCTTTGGACATTTTGAATTACCTAACTTCTTTATGAACGCCATGGTGCAGATGCCGGACCACGGTGAGATTAATCTAGAAAGTTTTAAATCATATGAACTTGGCTTTAGTGGACACTTTCACAAGCGCCAACAAAAAGGTAATATGATCTATATTGGCAACGCTTTTCCTCACAACTATGCAGATACTTGGGATGACGAACGTGGAATGATGGTGTTAGCGTGGGGCGGAACACCTGAGTATTACACGTGGCCTAAACAGCCCACTTTCCGAACAGTTAAACTAAGTCAGCTTATTGATGAAGCTGACTCGTTAATATTGCCCAAGCAACATTTACGTGTTACACTAGATATTGACATCACATACGAAGAAGCAAGCTTCATTAAAGAAAAGTTTATTGTTGATTACGACATTAGAGAACTTACGTTAATAACAGAACGTAAGGAAGTTGAAATCAACACAAATATTGATATTCAAGCATTTGAAAGTGTGGATCAAATAGTATCAAGTCAAATTATAAGTATTGACTCTGACCAGTTTGATAAGAACACACT